CTCATTGATCCAGGAATACTGCAAAGCCAGACGGTCAATAGAGCCGTTAGCAGCAGGTGCAAGGTTCAGACGACCACCATCCGAGAATCCACCATCAACAACCGTACCAAGACCGGTAGGTGCAGCAGACCACAGTCTCAGTGTAGCTGAAGCTATGTCATTTACAGTATCACGACGGGGTGTAACAAGAGTAGAAGAAGTTCCACCCGCGTTAGCACCATTACGCCGAACAGTGTTGATGAAGATATTCGTAGGCGAAGTTGCAATACCCGCAAACGTTAGTGTTCTGATGCGGATGGTCTTGGTAGTCGAACCTTGGATCGTCAGAATATCAGTCGGCGTTGCATAAGGCACATAGCCTTGAGTAAACGCAGCATACGAACCTCGCATAGGCTCGTTGTCTGACAACTGGATCTTCCAACCCTTCCCGTCGTTAGAGTCGAGATACATCAACTCGTCGCCAGGAGGAATAATTATTTTATAGTTTGACATGGGCTACTCCTTATTGAGGTTTACAGGAGAGCCTACGGAGTAGTCGGAGCCACATAATCCGGAGTCAGGAAGTCCGCAGTGACTCGAGCACCCTGAGTATAGCGCGCAAGAATGTCATCCAGATCAGCTTGGTTCGGAACCAGCTTGATCGTATGCGTCATCGACGCATCTTCAGACACCAGCTCCACCACGACGCCGTTCATAGTGGCATTCACGGTTTGTCCGTTAAACTGGACCGGAACTTGAATGTCGGTCTTTGCGCAGCTATGGACAGTATAATTGACGTTCAGATTCATGATCAAATCCTTTGTGCGAAGTTACGGAGACGTTCAGCAGTCTTCAGGCACCAATGTGCAAGCCGAACATCCAGCCTGCGTTGGTCTACGTTACCTGTCATATAGTTAGTGGCTACCGAATCTCCGCCATCTTGCTTCTGCGGAGGATCACACATATTACCGCACTCACACTTGTTAGTATCAAGGCCTTGAGCGCGAGGATGAGGTCTGTGGCACTTAGAGCACCTACGGAGAAGAACAACATCAGTCGACGTCTCAAACTGCAAAGTCTGAGTCATAACTTGAGGCTGCGGGTCTTTTGAAGACATGTGTGCCACGACATCTTTGAATGATGACCAATTTTAGTCTAAAACCAATATTTTGACCAGATGGACATTTTTGGTCACCAACAATCTTCTTCTTCCAATTCAGGTAAGTCTACAGTCATCCCACGAAGATCATGCCAGCAATCCATTAGGAACTGGATACGCCCATCTGTGATGAAGCTGTGACATCTTCCATTTGGTCCCAAGTGAGTTGCTTGCGCGTTGACTAAGATAGAAGGCCTAACAGTTGGACGATATAAGTCATCGTTGAACTCCCACTTTGGCCGTTTAGTGCCTCCTGTCTTGAACCAATGGCCATATCCACAACCTGGACAATGGAATACATAGCGTATATCTTCCTTTTCGTCTTCCCCACTCATAAAATCTGATGCATAAACCCTAACGCGCAATACGGGTTCAGACACTTTACCCTCCAGGAATCTGAGTTACAGCGGTCGCGCTTCGAGCGGGCCAGAGGTAGCCAGGTGCGCAGTTATGGCCATTCTAAGGGTTATTTGGACTTGGGAGCTTGAGGATCGCCTTTACCATTGGCATCTGAAGTGTTACCAGGAGTCGAATTGCCAGAGCCAGGACCGCTGCTCTTGGGCTTTGCAACCTTACCCATACCTTGGCCATTTGCAGGAGGCTCAGGAAGAAGCTTAGGCTCAGGAGCAGTCCCATCGTTCGGGATCTCAGGATCCAGCTCCATGAGGTCACGAGCCTCTTCAATGGAGTAGAGGTTAGGAACGTTGACCAAAGCCATGGCAAAGTTATTGGCAGCGGCAGCAATCTGGTTAGCACGCTGTGCACGTTCCAACGGAGAAGGCGTATAAGCGTCAGGCCATTGGTATTTGATCTTAGACAGCTTAACCGTAGGCAGTTCGCCTACTTCCATCATCTTCAGGATGAAAGGCTTAAGGAAATAAGGCGTTGCAGTAAGGCCACGATAAGCATCAACTCGCTCAGCCCAAGCACCCTTATCTTGCGTGGACGCCTGATGCGCGGATTCAGACCCTACGAGAACACGTTGGGGGATACCAGTGGTACCCGAGATCAGGGTGATCAGGGCTTTGTATGGACCAGTCGGATCCGCAACATCGGAACCCAGGTTCGTGACCTTAATTCCGCGAGTACGGATAAACCTGCGTTGCCCTTCAAAGTACTCAGTGACCTCCTGATTGAGGTTAGTCTCAGATTCAGGATCAAGGTCCATCTCGGGGTCAAGATCCATTTGCATACCGCGGTTCGCCGTATTCCAGAACGATTCGCTTGCAGCACCAATGACCTTCTGTAGGTCAGTAAGATAGTTCCAGATTGCCCAGAGGGAAGGGATCCCAAAGAGTTCGTTTTCCAGCTGACCTTGGGCACAGTGAATGACGCGTGTATAGTGTACACGGTAAGATCCTTGTATAGGAATCGGCTGGACGGCTGCGATAGTTCCAGGCGCTTGGTCCTCAATTCGGGCCAACTGCGGGTAAATGGTATACATGACCGGAAGGCAGAAACGTTTATCACCAGGATTCTGCCCCCACTGAGTGATCTTAGCCGAACGATCCCCATATGCTTGGATGAAGGTGACCTTCTCATTCGGTCCAAGGGGCTTCTCCAAGTTGGTCGAATCCGTACCAATCAGTAGGATGGCATATTGCCCGATATGGGTAAGACGGTCGAGTCGATGCAGAACAGACCAAACATTTTGGTCCATAACCAACTCTTCCCAAGCTTTGGTCCAAGCAATGGTAGCGGCGACCTTCGGAGGATTACCCCAAACAGCATCTGCATAGGCATGAACGATCCGCTTGGCGATACCACCTCGATGGTACATCTCCCAAATGGCCTTGTAGTTGATCTTGTTATCCCAGCCGAAGACACCGTAGAAGTCTCGACCCATACCGTTCTGGCCAAAGCTTCTGGCCCAGATGTCTCTGGGGTAATTGGTCAAGGCTCGCCAACCTGAAGAGGCAAGCTCTCCAATGGGTGCTGCACTTGCCATGATTCGCGACATGTAACCCATTTGAATGACCTTCTCAACCCAGGGGCCAATGTTAATATGAAGTATGCAGGTATTGGAGTAGATTAGCGAAGGACGCGTATGCCAAGCTTCTTAGATCCTCCAGTGGAGGAGCGTCCCTTAGCAGAAGAGTCACGCCCCCAAGTACCAGCACCAGATCTAAAAGGAACTTCATCAGCTTTGACGCGTTCTTCGGCTGCGGTGGAATATCCTTTGGCATTGCGCTGTCTTTCATCTTTAGCCTGAAGCCGCTCTTGAACGGCTGCAGCTGAGCGAGAACGACCCCACGCACCACCTAAGGGGCGCTTACCAGTTACATCATTATATAGCGAAGCAGCTGCGTCCATCAAGTCATCATGAGCGCCTTCCGGGAAGACCGCAAACTCGTCAATGAACTTGTTAACCCAGCTAACCTTAGAGTAGTCCGACGGATCATCCACGACAAAGACTATCTGGTGCTTTTCCGTCGCAGCCAGGAAAGGTTGGCTCTTGAGGAGTTTAGAGCCTTCCGAAGCAGCCTTGACAACGCGGAGTTTGCGATAGGGGCAAAGAGTCTTGAAATGCTCAACCGCATAGATGCCAGAACTTCCAGGCTCTTGCTCCAGAATATATTCCACGTCAGGATGATCGCCACCGTTTGATTCCAGATCAGCAGCTTCAGAGAAGACATCCTCGACTCGTCCTGCTGAGTACTGTCCATGAATTGCACCTTCGATGTAGAGCTTCTCGGTCTCAATATCGTATGTGCCGAGTACTCCAGCAGTGAAATCTCCGGCTTCTTTAGTGGAAGCAAGATCCCATGAGCGGCGCCTTTTAAAACGTCTGCGTTGTGCCGTAGCACTGAATCCTGCAAGGAACTCTTCATATTCCCTTCGGCCAATGAAACGGAGATTCTGAACATTAGTTGCCGAAGCGTCAGAATCATTGGGATTCTGTTGGAACATAGCTTCAAACCAACGTGCACCAAGTTCATCAATGATGTCTTCGAGTGCCTCACGACCATAGCGTTCTGGGAAGAGGGGAGTGCCAGGGGCTCTGCCAAGCAGATCTGGGTATGAGGGGTCATCGACCCATTCACCAGTATCGCGGTCCTTTTTACCAGCAATGGCCTTGATTTTGATGATCCGGTAAAATTTGCGACTTCTACGCATCTCGAGTCGTTCGATGTGTCCGTGCAAGTCATTGGTAACCCAGCGCGTTGCAACGATAATGACGACCGCACCTGGTTCCAGTCGGGTTCTTGCGACGGTTGCATACCAGGTCTTAAGTGACTCGAGATACTGGTGGTTGAGCGCTTCCTTAGGTTCCTTAATATAGTCGTCAATGATAAAGACATTTGCGCCTCGTCCAGTAATAGTGCCTCGGAGACCCACGGCCTTCAGACCACCACCTTGCTCCGTGACGAAGTTGGCAGCTCTATCGACATCGCGCCTAATGCGGACCGAAAGCTTAGATTGGTTAGCCTTGATGATGTCTTTCACCTCCCGAGTGAAGTCCGTCGACAGATCTTCACCATAGGTAGAGACAATGACGTTCTTCTCAGGGAAGTTCTCCAAAGTCCACAAGGGCGTAGCCACAGTGATGAGCTTAGACTTACCATGTCGAGGCGGCG